GACAGTTCCTGTGAGGACCATCGGGGTATTCCCTCTGTACCCCGCATTGAGAGTGACAATACAATCCTTTTCCTCCAGCGCCGCTTTATGAGCTGGGTTCAGGTTCCAGATTGAGATTTTCGCAGTATTTGGGCTTGCGACATCCGATTTTTCCACAGAAAACTGGATGTGTAACTCATTGGTTCCAAATCCGATTCCTCCCGCCTGTCCTGCCGAGAGCTGATAAGCTCGAATCCAGTTATTCAAGCAACTTCCCTCCCAGCGTCAAAAAATCTTCCTTTGGGAAAAAGATAAACTGAGCACGATTCTCCTTGAAATCATCTCGTCCAATGTTTTGCTTTGTGGATAACGCGCCAAACAGCCCTTCTGGCAGTCCATGGCAGAGGGAGAAGAAATTAAGCGGCGAATTTGGAACAATTTTGATTCCCTGCACATACGGATTCCGATTGTGGTCGAAGATTCCGAATGTCCAGTAATCCCCCGAGAAATTGTAGCTGAAGCGGATGAGGTATTCCTTCCCAGCCAGAACAACACGCGAAAAGCTGTCGTTATAGTCTGGAACGGTAATTACAGTAATCATTTAACCCCTCCCCACAATCCCACAAGGTTTTCTACTCCACTTTCAAGTCCTTCCTTGCCAAACATTCCTGTCGCTATCTGATAGGCAGTTGAGCTTTTTCCGCCTCCGCTCAAACTGTCAGAAGTGCTGCTATTGTTACCCACAACAGTACTGCTTACCCCTCCTGAGCTCCCGTAAGGTGTTGTGCTTGCAGTGCCGGCGGTTGTCCCGGTATCTCCGCCGCGCCCATATTCGGACGGAATGGTAACGGTCTTTGCTGCCGTTGTCTGCACCTCTTTGAGTGTAATCGGAATCTCCAACGATGTTTTCGTCGATACATCATACGGCAAAGAAAGGCTTGTTACACCCATGTTTTTAAAAATACCTTTTGCAGAAGTAACGGTAATCAGCTCGCGCTTTGCGTACAGCTCCTGAAATCGGGAAGCGACCTGCTGAACTCTCCCCGGTGAAGCGTGCGAGCGAAAGGTTATCGGCGTATTGGTGACAATCACGGTAAGACTCAACGTTTTGGGCTTTTGAATCATCGTGTCCTGTACCGAGAATCCCTCCTCCACAGGATAATCCGGGATTTCCATCTCTAAAGAAAGTTCATGATGAATCAGCGCGTCGCACTCGATACCGCCGATATTGACCGGTTGAGGTTTCATCTTTTATCCCACCTTTTTAGTATCCCATTGCAAAAGCTCTTGCCGCTTCGTCCGAACTGTCATTCACTGCCTTATTCATCTGTTCTGCGCCTTTTTGCTGCATTTCTCGGTCAGAGCCGTTGAAGGTGTTGTTGATGTGGTTTTGAATTGTTATGTTGTTGGTTTTGTTGCCTGCTCCGGCAGATGCACTAGCGGTAGCGGCTTGCACCGTTCCATCCTTTGTCAGCCAGTCTGCTCCCTTCTGGAGCCATTCAAGTCCGCTATTAACTGCGCTTCCTACTGCATCACCAACCTTACCTACAAATTTCCCCAGAGGAGTTTCTTTCAACCACTCCCAACCTTGCTTACACAATTCAAACAAATCTATCAATCCACCAATCGCCGCAGAGATTCCATCTACAAATGCCCGAACCCACTCGCCAAGCCATCCAATCACCTTTTTGATAATACTTCCGGCTTTTTGGACAAAGTTCAAAACAGAGTCAATACCTTTTTGGATTTTCTCCCGGGCATCGTCTGCATCAATCCCCATCTCCTCCAAAAACTCACCGATAACGCTGGCATCGCCTCGCATAAAGTGAATCAAATCGTCGATGGCAAGGGCAATCAGCATGATAACTGCTACCAGTGCAAGCGTTTTGAGGTTTGCCATGGTAAGCAATCCGCCGAGGCTCTTGAAGAAGCCGAGAATTTTGCTGGCGTTGAGTGCAAGCCAGATGGAGCCGGCAGCCATAGCCACCAGTTTGAGCAGATTTTCCATTCCGCCTACCTTATCGGCAAGCCGGTTGAGCATCTGCACCCCTTTATCAAGCCAGCCCAGAAGTTTCGAGAAGAAGTTCATCAGGAAGTAGGAGAGTTTTTTTGTCGCTCCGTACTGGCTGTTGATTTTATCAACCCACAATCCCCACTGGTTTCGGATGTTGAGGAGAGCGTCCGAGAGGTTTAAATCCAGTTCATTGAAGGAGGCGTTGATGGTATCAGCGTTGTTTACTACCGCATTTTTCAGGGCAGCGAGGCTGATTTGCCCGTTTGTTGCCATGTCTTCAAACTGGTCTTTGGTCGCTCCAAGCTCTTTTTCCAACAGTTTTACATACTCTGGAGCATTTTCTAAAAGCTGGCTGATGGTTTCTCCATCCAGTTTACCCCGCCCGAAGGAGTTGTTGATTGCCTCCTGAAGGGATGCAACCTGCTCATTGGATTTTCCGGCAGCCTTGAACAACTTTGAGGTCAGCTCAGCATAGCCGGCAGCTTCTTCTACCGTGCCAAACAACTCTTTGTTTTCCTGCACCAGATTGCCGACAAACTTTGCCGTCTCCCCGTAGGATGTACGGCTGTCATTGGCTGCTTTCAAAATCCTTTGCTGGATTTCGCTCTGCTCCCCCATTCCTCGGGTAGCAGCATCCCGAATCTGGTCGTTGATGCCGTTGAATTCCTCAGAAATCTGTTTAAGCTGGACCAGAGAAAAACCTAGTCCAAGAGCGCCAGCAAGTTTCCTCATCGTTCCCATGATTTCTTGATAAGTTGTCTTTACCTTTTCCGCGGCAGTTCTGTGCTCTTTTGCCGACTTTACAATGTCCTTGCATTTCCCCCAAATCCTGTTGAGAATGTTGAAAAGAGATTTGTTTTCCTTTTCTCCTTTTTTGGTCTCGTTCGTATTATCCTTGTTGGTTTTGAAGATTTTTGCCAGAACATCCCGGAGTTTTAAATGTACCTGAACATTTTGCTGTGTGTTCTTGTCTTCCTCTTTTTGGGTATCCGAAATTTGCTTCTGCTTTTGTTCCTGTTCTGTAAGCGTTTCACCAATCTGCTGTTGGTTTTCCAGAATTTCCGCACTTGTCTCCTGCTGATTTTTAAGCTCCTCTGAAATCTGCTGCTCAGTATCCAATACCGGTTGATTGTTCGGCTGTTCCTGCTGTTGGGGCATTGGAACTGTTCCTGATTGTGTGAGATTTTTGGGAACTTTAAGCTTTATTTCGACAACCAAGCTTTGCAAAGCTTTTTCCCATCGCTTTTTGGCTTTTTCGACAGTCTTCTCTGCTTTTTTCAAAGACTTCTCATCGAGGTCAAAACCAATTGCAATGGCAATATCCCGTATCGTCAAATTCTCACCCCCTCCTGATTTCCTCTGCCTGCATCTGCTGGATATCCATATCGCGGATATACAGCGCATAGAGTTTTAGCGCCTCATCCAGCGAGTAGCAGGTTTCCAGCTCCCATTTGGATGCAAGCCCTGCTTTAATGAGGGTGTACATCCGCAGCTCTAATTCCCCGAACCTGCTTGTGTCAAGGTGACCGTATTGTTCTGGGTTCCCAGTCCCCCCTCCTCCTTCACGAGGTTGCCAAAGAGGGCACTGATTTTCCCGAAAAAACCTCCGAAATTCTCCCTTAAAACATAAAACGCCAGCAAAAACATATCCTGAATCTCCGCACAGAAAATTTCATCTGCCGTTTCTTCAGTCAGATATTCACCCTTGTCCCTGAGCACGATGTTTTTCGAACAAAGCAGCTTTTTGAGTAGCCCCTCAATCTTATCACCGCTCACCATCGAAAACGCCTGTGCAATCTGCGGAGCCGCTTCCAGCACATCATCATCTAAGCTCAGCTTTTTATCTCCTCCCAGCAGGGGCGCAAGCGCACCCGCCGCCGGCAGAAGCATTCCAGTAAGCTCACCAGAAAGATTTGCTGCGGTGAAAGCTCCGAAAGGATAAATCAGGAAGTTGATTCCTCCTAGATTTACCTCTTTCCCTTCCATCCTTCTGCTGTAATTGCTCTGCATTATACGTTGCTCCTTTCAGAATCAGCCGTGTAAATCACCCACTGGCGGCTTCCGGCTTTTCTGCCAAAATCGCTGTTTGGTGTTTTTGCTACCCATGCTTCCTCGGCGGAAAAGATAACTTCTCCGCTTTTCTTTTTGATTAACAACGGGAACATCTGTAAATCCCCGTCCCTCAATCTCTGCGCAAGGTTGTTCAGGATGTGGTTTGCCTGCACACCGTACAGGTTTGTGATTGTTACCTTGGAACATGGATTCGGGTCGAGGGAAACAACAACTGCGCCATCACAGCCAGCAGTTGGAGCTGCTTCCTCTGCCATGTCCTCAATGCTCAAAAAGGCATCATCGGCATATCCAGTAAGGCGGTATGGTCCAAGCCCGATCAGGATGTCCTTGCAATTATAAATTACTCTCTCGCTCATGCTTGCCTCCTTAATACTCTAGGGTGCCGCGCACCTCTACAAAGTGGATTGCACCAGCCAGACGAGCTGTAAACTCGCAACCTTTCAGCTGTCTGCTCGCCCGTTCCGCCTGCGTCAGCTCTCTTGCCAACGGTACCGTTACGGTATATCCGGGCACCGCATTACCGCTATCATCGTACTCTGTTGGATTGATACCGCCCATTCTCTGTCCGCGCTTGAGTGCATAAATCATCTGGTTTTCCACCAGTGCAATGCCCCCATCCGTGTATGGGATTTTGGGATTGGTAACAAACAGATTGTAGATGCGGTTCTGCATGAAGGCTTTCAGCCACCACATAAACCGAACTGTATCAATCCATTCTCCGTTTACTGTTTTTCCTCCCTGCGTGATTGCCTTGCCGCCGTACTCGGTAAAGTAGGAGATATTCTTTTCTTGCAAAGTGCTCATCTGTGTAGCGGTAAGTTCTGCCACAGATACACCATGCAGGGATTTGAATGCCCATGTTTCACTACCCGGCTCAAAGGAAAGGCAGGCGGCACTGAATGCCACGTTCATGTACTTGTCTGCTTCAGTTTTGTTTGGACTGTAAATCTCGAAACTATTTTGATAGGTGCTTGTTTTCAGGCTGCTCGCCTGCTCAACTGTGGTGAAGCAAGCCATCTTCTCGTGAGCTTCCGCCCACTTTGCAATATCCTCATGCTTTGCTTTCTCAATCCCTGCCGGGCAAATTGCAAACCACTCGGTGTTTGCCGATGCTCGCTCCAATGTATCGCTCAGTGCCTCTGGGGTTTCCAGATTCTTTACATTAGCCGCTACAAAAATCTTGGACGGGTGAGGCTGCTGGGAAAATGCAACTGCCGCCGCATCGTAAACAGCTTCGCCCTCTACCCATCCTGCTGTTTTTACCCCTTCCAGAGAGGTGTAGACTCCGATTGCCTTGTAATCATCCAGCTTTTTGGATGCCGGTTCCGGTCCGACAATCAGGATGCTTCCGAAGCCGGCGATTCCGGTTGCCGGAGCTGCAATCCGAATCTGAATATCAACAATATCGTTTAGATTATTGCTCATTAAGCCTGTGCCTCCTTGCTATAATTTACTTCTGCACTTTCAAACCAACCGCTTGTGTCAGCAGCTTGCTCGCTGGTGCCTCCCCCGCTCGGTGTCGGTACAGTGCTGTCCTGCCCTGCCGGTGGTGTTGTACTGGAATGTCCATACACATCTTCCACAAAACTGATGGAAAACTCCTGCATTGCCCGATACTCATATTTTGCATCGTTGAGCAAAGCGCTGACATCCACCGTGCTTCCCTCCTCCTGCAAACAAATATCGTGCTCCTCTAAAAAATCCTGCCCGGCATCTGAGCCAAGGTAGCGGATAAACCTCTGGAGGTCGCTAACAGCTGTATTTCTGGGAGGAGGTGCGCTCATTCCGGGCTTTCCGACACCTTTTCTGCCGCTAGTATACAGGTTCAGGACAACCCGCCCTGTGCAGTAATACCGCTGGGAGATTTCTGTCTCTCCCGATTCGTCTGGATGGAGAAAATGCGAAACGTCTGTTAATTTGAGGGCAACAAAAGGATAGGGAGGTTTGACTTGGTTGGTCTCACACCATCGGACGGTTGCCCCTGCAAAATATCGCCGCACCAGCTCCTCCACCTTCAGCTGTGCTTCTTCTGTTGTCACATCCTCACTCCTTCCTGCTCTCCTGCCGGCAAGACTACCCACTGGCACTCCCAGTGCCCGATTGGAGTATGTTCCCACCGGGAAGCCTGCTCACATTCGTACCATTCCCCCTGATAATACAGACGGTCCGCCGGGGTGCCTACTTGCTGGTTTACGGTATGTATCTCTGATTTTCCAAAACTTTTCACCCTGCGGAGGGAGCGTTCCCCCTCCGGCAAAGCTTCCAGTTCCCGAGTATTCAGGGATTGGATGT